AGCAGCATAACCATTATTGTTTTTCCAAAGTTCAATAAACTCTTGGTCAGTTAGCTTCATATATTCGCCTTTAAAGTTTATGTATTAACACATATATATGTGACAATTTAATTTAAGAATACGTCTTAGTGCCTTGTTTATCAATGATTAAAGCCATTTTGCGTGGTTTAGCATCTACATTGTTAGGAATAGAGACATGAGTCCAACGATCAAACTCACGTATCACTTGGTCATAAGACAAATCAGATTTCATAATGGCAGTAACTACTTCATCAGGAGTCATCTCAGGTACACGAATATCCGCAGCACAACCTTTTCTGTGTTGGCTTGTGTCCTTAGAACCAACCGCAGCATTAACTTGCTCAGATCTAAAAGCTGAATTCACTATGATTGTTTTATTACCTAAGAGTTTCTTTATTTCTTCTAAAAATAAAGCTAGACGTTTTAGATTTTCTAATTCTTGTTCATTAGGTGTGTTGTCAAACTCACGGTGGTCTGTGAATGTTAACTCTTCAAAAGTAAAGTGTGGTGATAAGTTCATGGTGTAGGGCTTGATTGGTGGAGGAGTTCGTCTTTTTTCTGGCTACCAGCAGAAGACCCAAAGTAAAAAGCAATAATGCCCGTCCATGCCGTACCAAGTGAACCAAGCATTAGCATCAGCGCATCAGATGTTTTGAAGTGTTCGGTCATCAAACCAACCAAAATACCAAAGAATCCAATGGTGACAGCAATAGCCATTAAACCAGGTATAAACGACTGCGTAGTAGCTTGCATTTGTCTGGCAGACTTACGATCATCAACAGCAATCTTTTCAAAGTCTAAACCCATCTCTTGTGCTCTAGTTGCCATAGCCAATTCAGCGGTCTTAATTTGAGCTATCTGGTCAGCAGTTAACTTACCCTCAGCAATGGTCTTAGTAACATCTTTAGGGTCAATGCCAATAGCTTTAGACACTGCCTCAACAGCAAGTCCAGCTAAAGGACCACCCAATGCTGTAGCAATAGTAGGTGCAACTTGTTTAAGCCAATCCATCATTTTTCCTTTGCTTCATTAATTAATTTTTGAATCTGTTTTTGTTGATGCTGTGTCTCATGTTTTGTTTCAAGAATGTCTATATACATCATCCCCATCAAAGGCAGTATGACGACAAAAACAAAACACATCACAACTAATCCAATCAAAAACCCCATCGAACTTTCCTGTCCAGAACTATTAGATACGCCATTAGATACAGGTACAGAATAACCACCGTAGTCGCTATTAGATACAGAGCTTTGTCTTGCAGTGCGCTTATCATTTGCTTTCGTTGCCATTGTTTAAGTCTTTCACGCTGCTGTTGCTCTGCTTCTTGTTGTACTTGTTCTTCTTGGATTACCTTTCGCATTTCTATAAAATCTGTATATATTGCACCCAACTCAGGTGGGCTTTGATATATCAGTGTTTCTCTTAACTCAACCTCCATCTGCGCCATTCTTCTTTGTGCCAACACCCTATCTAAAGCTTGTTGATTCAATGAAACAGTCTTGGGTTTCTTTTCTTCTTCTTTGACAACCTTGGTTAAAGTTTCTTGTGCAGTAAAGAATTTACCCAAGTGACCACTGATGTCTTGGATAACATCAACCACTTCAGCACCCGTGGCTTTGTATTCTTTATAAAGAGCACAACCTTGTTTGATGTATCCAACAGCCGTGCTCGCCATTGCAATAAGAGTGAGTGGATCAATTTTTTACTCCTTGTAAAACCAGTCATTGTATTTAGAGATTATTAACGCATCAAACTCTTCTTGAGTCATGTTATTAGTAACTCCAACACTACTAACAATTTGTTTGACATCACGTTCTAGCAGCTCGGAAGCTTTGAATGTGTTAATAACATCTTTATTAGCTACACCATCACCAGGTACAACCTTGTGACCATATCCAACAATAAGATTGCCATTACCATCGTGGTAAGGTTTTGCCTTAAACCCTTTAGAACGTATAGCTGTAAGTGCTTGATGAGATATGTTCATGTTAAGTTGGAGCTGTATACGCTGTAATAATGCCATTAACAACTGTAAGAGAACCGTTAGTGCCAGCAATAGTTAGCTTAGCTAGATTCACAGTAGTAGAGATGCCTACATTCTGAGTAGCCATAGTACCCAAACCTAAGTTAGTACGAGCTGTACTAGCATTAGCTAGATCACTTAAATTGTTTGCTCTATAAGCATAGGTAGTATCAGCGCCTGTAGCAGTAACACCAAGATTAGTTCTAGCTGTACTAGCAGAAGCAAGGTCACTAAGGTTGTTAGCTCTGTAAGCGTATGTAGTATCTGTACCAGTAGTAGAGTAACTAGTACTCCAACTAGGTACACCAGCAGCAGTCATTTGTAACAAAGACGTAGCAACAGGAGCAGGTAACCTAGTTAACAGGTTGCTAGAAGGACTGTAAAGAATGTCACCAACGTTGTAGTTAGTTATACCCGTGCCACCATAGATAGCCTGAATAGGCACATCTAAAGTAGAAGCAGTACCAAAAGCTCGGTTGCTGAGCTTCTGAAACCAATCTCTCCAAACAAAACTTTCTTCTATTTTGTCTTGGGGTATAGGAAAACTTACTTTAGTTGCCATTAACAATACTCCATATCTTTACAGTAGCCATTCTTTTGAATGTCAGGAAGCAGCTTCTCTAACTTCTTACCTATGTCATCTCTAACCATAGGGGAGTTAATCATGTGTACTTTCTTCTTGAAGGTCTTGTAGCAAGCTTCACGAGCAGCCTCAACAGTCTTACCAACACCTGAAACAGTCATCACATAACTACCGCAGGTAACCAAACAAGGCTCAGTGTTCTTACCATCCTTACCTGGTCCCATTCCCATCTTGACTTCAGACAAGTGAATGTTCTTAGTAGCATCTTCTATGGTCATATCGAAGATAGGGTAACCAGTGTTCTCCTTCTTCTTGACATTGCTGTACGGGTAGTCAGGTTGAGACACAACAATACCAACAGCTATGTCCTTACGTACTTTCAATGTGTCTTTACCATCAAGGCTATCCAACATCCATTGAACAGGGTCACCTAGGTGCAGAGCTTGTTGGATCTGAAACAAAGGCCAACCAGGTCTAGTAGTGAACTCTAGAGGCCACGGATTACCTTTGTCATCAATGATGCAGTTAACATCAATGTAACCAGAGTAACCAATGCCATGCAAGAAGTCCTCAAGAGGTTTAAGAACCTTGTCAGCTAACAAAGACTCTTCTGTGTAGCGCATCACAGTACCTTGCTCACCAGTAGCAGGACCATAGTCACCAGACATCAGTTTCTTAAACTCCCAGTTCTCCAAATAGTATTTAGAGAAACCACCAAGACCAAACCAACCACCAACAGCCATCTCAGAACCAGCATGGAACTCCTGAAGAACAAACTCACCGTCATAGGCGTTCATCTTCTTCCACTTGTTCAACATAAACACCATATCACGCCAGTCTTTAGAACAATAGCTAAGAGACTTCTCACCATCACCAACAGGTTTAGATACGTAACGCTTCTCTTTGTTACTAAGAACAAGAGCAATAGCGTCTTCGTACTTTTTAAACTTCTGCATAGGAATAGTCTTGATGCCAGCTCTCTCAAAGATAGCTGACCCGTACTCCCGATCCTGTTCCCAACGAGCACCTTCTACATTGCAACCGTAAATAGGGTAGCCTTTGATGCGATATGGTTCTAGTTGTTTAATGTACCTGCTGTTATCAGTAACAAATATTAAGTCAGCCCAGTCCATACTAGGTTCCCAATTAGCAACCTTCTTAAAACAATCTTCCATGCCATCACCGTTCTCACAGCGAGTACCATCAAAGTTGTTACGCATATACACACGGACATCATGACCATGAGCATTAGACTTGATAGCCAAGTCCATAGCAAACCCACAGTCAAACTGATCAATGATTAAGAGTTTCATTATTCTGCTTCTTTGTTAAGTTTTTCTCTTCTTTTATCCAAAGCTCTTTTCTCTTGATCGTGCTTTGGTGTCCACTCCATGCGTCCTTTTTTAATTTCTTTGTCCCGATACTTCCAAGCATTTTCTTTGGTAGCAAGTTCACGTTCTGCTCGTGCTTGTTTATTTTGTTCAGCAGTTTTACCGTAGACAGGAAAACCCATTGTTCCTAGTAACGCTCTCTTAGCACCTTCTCCTTCAGGAGCAGCAGCACCAGCTTGTAGTTGGAAAGGTAAAGCTGTACCAACAGCAGCCTTTAATCTACCAGGACCGCTAAGGTCAACTAACTTAGGAGCAGTAGGACTTGCATACTCAACACCACCAAACCCTATGATTAAAGCTTTGGGTATAAACCCCATCTTGTTAGACAAAGTTTTATCTGGATCTGCAATCCAGTGGTAAGGCTCCATAGCGTGTTTCATAGCTTGCATAGACGTACCATCAGGCCACTCAACACGGGTTGGATCTTTGTTGTCCCAAACATCTCTACCCGCAGTCATGTTATTAATAGCATTGATTAACGTGAAATAAACCAATGCTGTTTTGAACTGATACAACCTAGCATAGTCAGCCTTGGTTGTAGGAGCCATCATGCCTTTAATACCTTCTATGGGTTGCCATTTAGTAGGATTTAAGTTTTTAGGTAAAGCAGCAGTAAAGGCACGGACAGTAGAAATAGTCCAATCAGGAGCAAACAAAACTATTTGCAAAGCTCTACGTCCTTCAGGACTGTAAGCAGCCATAGCCATACGTTTAGCAAACTCACCTTCAGTACGTCTAGCAATATCAAACCAATTTAAACCACCAAAGCTATCGTTAACAAAAGAAGCAATTTCTTTACGAGCTGCCATCTCATCAAATGGTCTACCTTCTTTAGCAGCATCTAAGCGAGCTTTTTCAAGGTACGCATCAGCCATCATAATTTTGCCGCCAGTATGCAAATAATCCCAGGTGTATTTATCAAACATACCTAGTGTGTATTTCTCAGTAGCAGACAAAGAGCTTTCAAGAATACGGGTTCTAGGACCAAACTTAGCAATTAAATTGTCAGCAAGTTTTCCAGTAGAACTTAAGATGCCCATAGAAACATCTTCAGGACTTTCTAGTCTCATATTAGACTTTATCCATAGATCTACGTTGTCACCTAGTCCACCTCTTCTATATTGCTCAACAGCTTGAGAAATAGCAGACAGTTGTAAATCTTTGCCTGTAGTTTTTTTAGCAGCCAACTCAGTAAGAGGTAATACTATGCCTTCTTTAACGGGAGTCCACAAAGGAATTTTAGAGCTAGACAAAACTTCTAACAAAGACTTGGCATGGAAAAAAGAACCAATAACGTTAATACGTTTAATAGCTTGAGAAATTGTTCCCAAAGCTTTCATAATCATGCCTGGTTCAGAATCAAACACAAACTTTAAAGCTGGAACTAAATCAGGATGAATAGCGTAGCCAGCTAAATCTGGGTGATCTATTTGTTTCCAACCATAAGGCAAATCTTCTGGACCACTAATAGGTTTAATTAAAGACTCACCATTAACGTTTCTAATCTGTTTAATGTTTTCAATTAGATTTTTATTTTCAATAGCTTTTTCAACAGACAAGGCATAGTCTTTGTAGATTTCTGCAAGGTTGTTTGTCTTAAGTTTAAAACGATAGTCTTTACCATTCTCAGCTAACCACTCGTTAATCCCATTAATATGACTAACAAGATCTTCACGAGTTTTAAGTCTACGCTCTTGACCGTATTTAGTAGTTGTCTTAGTGCCATCACCAGATGCTTTCTCACCATAACCAAAAGCATCACGCATAAACTCTTCAAGAGCACCTTTAGGAGCTGCACCTTCTGACACAACATTACGAGCTACGTAGTTCTCATGCCAACCTTTAATGACACCATTCTCTAAAGCTCGTTTACCAAGCTCGTCCATTAAGGTACGAAACTTAGTTGCAACTTCTTTAGCTTTGCCTTCTAAAGTAACACCCCTATCAATATCAAAACTAAGCTGTTCTAAATTAACATCTTTACCAGCTAACTCTTTTATGTCAGCAGTATTGTTATGAACAATACGTTCATTAGCTAATTTGTTATTAAGGTTGATGCCAACAAACTCTTCAACTTCTTTAACAGGTTCAGGCCAAGTCTTTTTAAACTCTTCCCAACCTTTAAAGAACTCAACAGCTTCTACTTCACCATGCTTCTCATAGATGTCTGCGGCTATGCTTAAAAATTCTTTCTCGTCTTTAACATCACGAGGAGAAGTTTTAGTACGATCAACAACAGGCTCATCAGGTGAGCTAGGCTTCTTAGGAACACCAGCAGGTTGTTCTTCAGTGATCTTAAAGCGTTCGTCACCTGCTTTACGAAGGTCACCACTGTGTAATCCATCTTCAGGAATTTCTAGTTTAGCCCTAGTCTTAGTTACTTCCCTATACTTAGGTTCTGTAGGACCAAACTCTTCTACAAGTTTTAATTTCTTTTCAAGGTCTTTAATTTCTTTTCTAGTATTTGATGCAGTTTGCCACGCATCAGTTCGTTCTGCATCAGAAAGTTTTTCTTTTAAAGACTGAAGTTCTTTATTAATGTCTTCTTTTGTTCTAGAAGGAACAGCGACTTCTTTGGCAGTGTATTCCTCTACAGGTACTTGACCAGTATTAACAGCACGGTCAGCAGCTTCTTGTCGAGTTAAGAACTGACCACGTTCATCTAAAAAACCTTGGTCATGGGTGTCTTCTTCTAAAAAAGGTTTTGCTTTGTTTCTTAAAGTTTCTGACAAAACAAATTCGTCAGAACCACCATGACCCTGTGCAGTTCCAAGCAAATCTTTTTGAGAAAGATCAACATAAGAAACATTGCCATATTTTTTTGCTTTGTTAATGTCAGTAGTAAACCATTCTCCACCAACAACAGATTCACCTACTTGGCCTCCCCCTTCACCACGATATAAACGTACAGCAACATCTTTACTTGGGGCAGGAGTACTTGTAGTATTAATTTTACGGTCCTCGTCATGCTTAGGACCCATGCGTTCTATTTCACCAGTCTCTTTGTTCCTAATAGCAGCTTCAACCAAGGGAGATGTAGAAGCTCTTTGATCAGCTTCTTTCTTAACCTTGTCTTTAAAAATTTCTATTTGTTCAGGAGTAGCGGTAGGAGGAGGTGGTGTAACTTCTTCTTTTTTAATTTCAGGTTTAGGTTTTGTAACAGGAGCAGTTTGTCCCAATACTTTTTCACCAAGCTTAGTAGGTTTAGTAAATGCACCAGTAGCAACATCAATAGCTACAGACTTAGGATCAAATACAGGTTGACCTTCAATGGCACGTTGACCCATACCAATACCAGTCATAATACCAGAGCCTACAGCAGCTTCTTTGATACTTTGAGGTAATCCAGGACGCATAAAAGGACCTAAAGAACCACCAGTAACAGAACCAGCTAAAGAATAACCAGGATATTCTTGACGTTGCTTCTCTCTTGTGCCTGTAATGTTTGTACCAAACACTTTATCAACAGCACTCTCAAGACTAGTGATGCCCTCAGAAGCAAGGTAACCACCAACAATACCGCCCACAACACCAGTAACAGGTTTAGACCAAACAGGTTGGGGAATAGCCATACCAGCTCTAGCACCAGCTAAAGCAGCAGGAGAAGCACCAACAGACTCTAAATAAGAAGAAGCAAAAGCTCCAGCACCACTAACACGCTCTTCTTGTTTCTTAGTGTAGTCAGCCATAGACTTCTCTAAGAAGCCTGGTTTAGTTTCTTTAGCAGCAGGTTTAGTTACAACTTCATCATCTTGTCCCCAAGAAGAAGTCTGTTTAGCAGCAGGTGCAACAGTCTTAGCTGGAGTAACAACCTCATCATTCTGTCCCCAATCAGCCATGATGTTTAACCTTTCTTACGTTTGGTTACACCATCTTGTATGTAGTAGCTGTTAGGAGGCAGCTTGTCGTACTCTTCTTTAGAAGTAGGTTTAGCAGGATTGTCTTGAGTATATTTGTTACTAGGAACACTAGGGGCAGAAGCAGCCGTACTAGGCTTACTAGATTTAGGAGCAAGACTTGTGTCCCTTTTAGCAGGTGCTGTCTTCTCAGGAGGTCCATAAGAAGTTGTATCAATGTTTTCAAGCTCGTGCATAAGGCCTTCATACAGACGGTCTTTTTCTTTTCCTTCAGGCATACCTTCTAAGGAAGCAAGCTTTCTATCAACAACTTCTTTTTTAAGTTCTTGAAGTTCACGCCAAGCTTTAGTTGATTTAAGTTCTTCTAATTTTTTAGTGTCACCTTTTGCAGCAGCAGCTTTAGCTGCTTGTGTTGCAGAGTCGCCTTTAACCAAACCGTATAAATAAGACTCTGGTTTACTTTCTTCTGTTACTGCTTTCTTAAAAGCATCTGTAGCTTCTTGAATAGGCTTTTTAAATTCAAAGTCAACCTTAGCTGCATCTCTACGAAACATACCGTACTGACGGTCTTCTCTTTTAGATTCAGCATCACCACCAGCACCTTTAATTTGCTTGTTTTTATAAACTTGTTCTGCAATCTCTAGAGATTTTTGTGCTTTTTCTAATTGTATTTCTAAAACTTTAAGACGCTGCTCATTAGCAGCCATATTGTTTTTACCTTCACCGTTGTTCATCAACGCTTCAAGTTGTGCTTTTTGTAGCTTAGGATCTTTCTCTTCAAAGAATCCTGGTATGTGTACCCTAATAGCCCGCTTCATATCTTCAGGCATCTTATCAAGTAGCCCTTGAAACTGTTGATCTGTAGCACCACGAACAGTAGCTAAACCATCACCAATTTGTCGTCTATTAATTTCAAATTCTTTTAATTTATTTACAAGAGCTTTGGCTTGCTCTGAGTCAGCAATCTTAATAAGCCTTTCACCATCAGCAGTATCAATACCCATAACAGCCGCAGCTAATTTACGGCTCTGATCTTCTGGGGTCAGCTTTGCATACTCAGGATCTGAAGTAAGTTTAGTAATGGCTGCCTTCTTTTCAGAAGTCATATCAATCTTAGCTTGACTAACAAGGTTAGCTAGCTTTGTTTGTTGTATAGCTGCTTGTTCTTGTTCTATTTTTAATGCAGCTTCTTGAGGAGCATACAAAGCTTTAATTCGATCTTGTTCAAGTTTAAGTTGAACTTCTTCAGGAGCAGCACGATCCTCTGCTAACTTACGTGTAGCAGCAGCTTGAGTTAAGTCTTGTATATACGGAGCTTTAGCTACGTTCTCTTGTAACTGCTCAACAGCTCTACTGCCAGCAGCTACATCAGACATTAAGAATGCCATAACATATTCCTTTTAATTAAAAGTTAATCAAACCAAAAGGATCAAAGTTTTGTGGTCCACTCATACCACCACCGCCACCATAGCCGCTTCCTTGACTTGCGTTGTATATACCACCAATACCTTGGATAACAGCACCAAGACCTTGACCTTGAGCTTGTTGATACTGTTGACCAGCTTGTAACGCAGAGCTTTGTTGAGGCAATGTAGTAGCACCAGAAGCAGTAGCAAGCCTGTTCATATAGTCAGTCATAAAGCCATAGTAGCCTTGTTGTGCTTGTTTATCTAAAGCAATCTGTTCATTACCAGATCTCATCATTCCAGATGCAGCAGCACTGCGTTTAGAAGCTTCTAATGAAGGATCCATAACACCAGTTTTAAATTGACTATACCCAGGAGCTTTTGTAATGTCTTGTGTACCACCTTGTGTTAAAGCGCCAGCATATAAACCACCAAGAGTGTCTCGGTACTTTACAAAAGGATCAACAACTTGTTGAGCAGCAGCAGTAGCACCTCCAGCACTTACACTGCCTCCACCACCACCGCCTCCACCAAATAAAGAGTTAAGACCTCCAGCAATACCTACAACAGATGCTATTGTGCCTAATGAGATTCCAGCAGACATTTGTCAGCTCCCTTCCAAAGATTGTTTACTTGTATAACTTGTCTGTAATCTAAGGTGATCTCTTCACCCAAGTCACCTCCAACCATGCCTGATATGTCTCGTATTGCTACTAGGAACATATCTCCTAAATCATTTACAAATGCCATTGCATTAGGAGTTTTAGAATGATTGACAAGGTATCCAGCAGGAGTCCTACAACCACCTAATCTCATTGGTGCAATAAGGCTATGTTGTTTAATTACAGCGGTTGAGAACATTCCTTTACCTTGAATAGGAGAATCTCCAGCACAGATGCTGTAGCTACCATCAGGAAAGGGAATGCAATCTTTTCTGTGTTTAGACGCTAACTCGATGTCCTCTAGAGTCCAACCAGACTCTTCAACCATCTTTAAGAAGTCTTGTCGATCTTCTTCATGCAGAGGATATTCTTTAAACAGTTTTTGTTCTTGGTGTTGCTTAAGAATATCTGGGGATTTAAACAGTGTTGACTCAAGATACTCAACGTCAGTACTATTTGTTACATAGATATTTTGCCACACAACATCCTCTAAGGTAAAGCCTACTTTGCTTCCAGCCTTAGCTACAAACATGTGTGGAGCTACCAAAGTCTGGGTAGAACCATCTCCGTCAATGACATTAATACTGCCCTTAAGCAGTACGTTCATGTGCTCTGAGACATGCTCTTGACCAACAATTAGGGTGTTTTTAGGGTAGTGGGCTTCCCTAATATACAAACCACCACCAAACCTATGAATAATAGAGTTAGAAGTCTGTTCCCCTTTCATAAGGGCTTTAGCCAACTCTAGTTTGCTATCTGTGTTACGAAGGTCAAAACCTTCTTTAGTAGCAACAGAGTTAATAGCTTCTACAACATCATCCAAGGTTATCTCCTATAACGTCCACCACCAACAGCTTGTTCTTGATCCATCTCACCAATCCTAAAATCTACTTCAGCTCCATCAAGTCTTAATGGACAGTTACTAGTAACAAGGAACTCCCAAGCTCTACGTCTGTCAGCACCACTGAGATATAACTGTGATCTAGGAGCATTTAAGTCTATAGCCCTGTAGCTTGACCAAGTAACGTAGTCATCCCCAGAGTGACGTATTTGCATTGTTCCTGCTGTCTTATCACCCACAATCTCTAACCTTCCATAGAATTTACGTTTAGTAGTTCCATTGTCTATGATGTCCGTAACAGTACGGCAATAGATAGGTTGGTTGTTATCTCGGTATGTATTAACATCAAAGTAATACAAAGTAGCTGTATCGTCATCTAAAGTATACGCTACCCCACCTAATGATGCAAAAAAAGCAGGACGGAAGTAAGACTCTTGGTAAGTACCAGGGTAGGGTTGGTCATTACTTTGAATAGAGAATTGAGTCCATGTGTACCACATCTTCTCATTCAAATCAAATACCAAAGTCTTTTGGGTGTTATGCAAAGTCAATATGTACAAAGTATGCCCGTCTATGGTGTAGCAATAGGCAGATACTTGTCCTAAGTTATCAGCTTCTAAATGACGGTCTACAGAAGCTGTAGAGACACGGACAGGAGATACTCCATCCATAAGGTAAACAGAACGGCTATTGGTCTTTGTAGCTCCTATCCAAAGCACTGTGTTACTAGTAGCAACAATACTATCTCCGTTAGCACAACCAATTTCAGAAGTATAGCTAGCAGCTAAAGCTAAAGGAGAACCAGTAGCGTTACCAGCATCATAATAAAACTGAGTGCTAACAGCACCAAAAGCTATCAGGTAGTTCAAGTGCTTAGCAATACCAACAAGAGTATCAGTAGTCTGTTCAAAGCTTAGGTAGCTAAGAGCATCCCAAGTAGTTGGGTCACCAACGTTAGAGTTGTATATACGATTGTTACTAGTACCAATAAACAAATAGTTGTCTAAGTACACAGCACCAGATACGTAAGGAGATGAAGGTAACGTAGTCATTGCCACAGATGAACCAGACTGGTTGTACAAGTATCCGTTAACTTTGTTATGGAAGAACAAATAGGTATCAAGAAACGTCTTAACAAAGTAGCTTTGACTAGTTGAAGCAGACGTAGTACCCAAGGTAGTCACAGCATAAGAAGAGCTAGGATTAACTTGGTAAATAGTGTTATTAATAACAGCAATAAGTTTATTGTTAAATGGGGTTAACCCTTGGCTAGGTGTGTAAGCTGGAGGAGTAATAGCTACAATTTGTTTAGCAGCTACAAGCCCTGGACGTTTAATTAACTCCCGCTTCTGATCTCTTGTCTCAAAAAAACAATTAGATGAATAAGAATCTTTAGCAAAGCTACCTGTTCTGCTTTCAATAGGTTGAGTAAGCGGTATACGTTCTGTAGCCATGCTTACCGTCCATAAGAGTTGTTAGACGTAGATCTAAAGTCTGGTTGGAAGAATGTACTAGAAACTTCAACGTTCCAATCATCAAGTTGAGTTCTATACGTTTGTGCTCTTGTAGCAATCTCTTGTCTAGCGTTCATAGGAACACCGTACTCTAAAGCTAATTGGTCAGCTAAGTTCCATACCAAACAGTTCATCCACTCGTTAGGGAAGTCTGGTATGTCAGTAGCTAACGTCATGTCATTCAAAGGCATTTGAGCAATTATGTGTAGCTCTAAGTTAGCTTGAGAGTAAGCATCAGGTGTTAGGTATACATACAAGATACCGTTAGTCTTTTTACTATCGTAAAAGATTGTGTTAGCAGTACCAGTAGAAAACTTAGAACCCAATACGTTGTACTCTTGTTTAGAAACAATCATCACAGGTGTATCTATGACTGGAGTACTAGTAGTAGTACGGTAGAACCCCTGTATAACTTTAAGAGGTCTATCTGTAATAGCTACAGTAGGTGCTAACGAGTCATACATTAAATCAGAACTATTGCCACCTAATGTGTAAGTTGTTTTTGCATTAGTTAAAGGAACAATTAGCTCTGATACTTTCCATAACTTAAGACCATCAGTATTAAGTTGCTTAACAAGCAAGTTTAAAGACATATTGGCATTAGCAATAGTCTCTGCATCAGGTGTACTACCAACTTCAAGTGTCCCTAACTTTCTTAAAGCTAAAGAAATGATTTGATCACGGTTAATGGAGTAGTTAGAAGACATGTTTAACCTTCTTGGTTATCCGCTGGAAGTGGTGTGTTGCCCTCTGCAAGCCACTTTAGGTAGGCTTGGTAGTCAGTGTTGGCGGGGTCTTTTGGGATTGAAACGTTATCAGTTAGGCGTTTTATAGCAACAAATTTACCATTAAATGTTTGCAGTTTATACATTTATAGCTCCGCAGAAAGAGTGATTGCATTTGTATTGTTTTGACGCATTAAATACCCTCTAGAGGCTGTTAAACCAGTAAAGTTTCCTAACAGAATCACGGTGGCATTATCATTTCCAGATAGCGCAGTTAATGACGTACTGCTTTGAGCGTAATCATTTGAACCATCTGAAATTGAAATAACGCCTTGTTGTCCTGCTGTTGGAGAGGTACGCATATCAACACGCATTGCAACGCTTGCCACAATACTAGTCGTACTATTTCCTCCACCGCTAATTGAGCGAGACAATTGATAGTACCTCTGACACAAAGTCAACTCAGTACCATAAGGTCTGTAATCAAAGCTCGTTGCTGTTGAGCCTTTTTCTAGCTGTACACCTGTGATGTAGAAAGTGGCTGTGTTTGTGCCGACTACAGAAGTTGCGCCTGTGGCTGTTATGTAATTTCCAGCACCTGACCATGCACCAGCCGTTCCGCTATAAGTAGAACCACCGCCAAGACCAAAAGATAAATTTATTCCAATCCCGTTTGTTGTTAACCAAGTTCCACTTGTATCGCCAGCAATAGTTACGCTAATTGTTGTCCAAGTGTTTGCTGTTGGTATTGAATAAGTAAAAGGGTATGCTCTAGCAGCTGTACTATTTCTTAATGCGCCGCCAAAAGTCCCAGTTAAACTTGAATAAACTCGAAACGATAAAGTAACAGTTGCGGCAGATGCTGTACCCCAAGCAAGGTCTGCTATGTTAAATCCCTCTATAGGTTGGAATATTGAAAATATATCACTTGAAGTTACTGCGTAGGCAGAACTTGAAGTTACGCCAAGATAATTTGCAAATCCTGCTGGCGGGGTAACTGAGCCAGCATTTTGTTGGGCTGTAAATTTAGATGCGGCAGTAGCATTAAAACACCATCTATCTAAACCGTAAGAGCCATTTGTCGGCGTAACACTTGCCCCCGCATTCCTTTGGTCAATTGCCATTGCACCATTGATGATGCGGTTCTTGAAGCCAAAACCAGTAGCGGCTGTGTTTTGCGATGACGAATCGTTAAACACTACGCCTGATGTGCCGTTGATTGTGACTGACATTATTTATTCTCCAGTGCTGTGATTCGTGCTGTCAGGGCTGTGATAAGGGCTTGTTGTTCTTGGATGGCGGCTGTCAGATAAGGAATAAGTTTGTCAAGATTAACAGCCCAAGGTTCTTGCCCTTGCGCTAACTCATCGCCTTTGCCATCATTTGGTTTATAAACACACTCAGGAAATACCTCATTTAACTCTTGGGCAATAAAGCCATAAGATTGTTCATCATTTTCTTTAAACTTAAACTTGCTTGGTTTTAATTGCATGACTTTTTTAACGCCATCAGATACAGCGTGAATATCTGTTTTTATGCGTCTATCAGAACCAGCAAAGAATCCTGCGTTACTTGCGCCATTGGATGCAATAAATCCAGTTGATGCCGTACCGTTATTTGTAAGAAACTGAATATACTTGTTTGTACCAGCAGTAACTGTTGCGGAAACTTTAATTAATTGAAATCCCACAGTTGCATCAGCCGTAGCGGTAGTCTGAATTGTTCCGTTGGCTACTGTCACGTTACCGCTGGAGTCGATAGTCATCGCCAGCGCGCCGTTTGTTCCAAACTGCATTGGGTATGCGCCAAATGAATTCAGAACAGAGGCATAGGCACTGCTTCCAGTTAATAAACTTGCGCCTGTGCTTGATTCTCTGCCAATATTGAAACTGCCGCCAGTATTAGAAAAACCAAGAAAACCATAACTTGTGCCTGTCGATGGTTTTATGCGAACGTATGGGCCTGTGCTTGCTTGAACATCAAGATTAGCACCTGGCGAAGCAGTACCAATACCCACATTACCAGATGAATCAACCCTGACACGCTCAGTGCTTGTGCCTGACGCTGTGGTGTATATAGCTAACTGTCCATTGCTTGAGCCGCTGTCAATACCAGCAATCTGAGCCGCTATGGGCGTGTTACCAGAACCAAACGTCAGCGTGTCTGACGATGTGTTGGGTATAGTAATTTTGATACTCATGCTAATTGCTCCTCTGTAGGTCTAGCCAATGTTGGATGTTCCCACTTTGCAATGTAGTCACCTTTGCCATCAGAATCGTTTTGCAAGCAAATGGTGTTTAAAAAGTCTGCGTCTTGCAGTTCAGGATAAAGTGCTTTGATTTTGTCGTATAAATTCATCATGTGCTCCTTACCAATACACCTTGAAACCATGTAACAGTTCCTGTATTAACAGTAAATGTTAATGTGCCTGTTCCAGTCGCCAACCCATAAAGCTCTACATAATCAGTAGAGCCGTTAAAATTAATTAATGCACTTACAACAGAATAAAAACCTGTCCCCGAAGCTGCGGCGCTAGTAAAATTTCCATCTTTAAACCTAGCGCCGTTTTTATAAATTGAAGCTATACAACTTCCTGTTATTGCAGTAGTTGCAGCTATACCAATTTGTCCACTTATCTGATAGTATCCCGCAACAGTAGGCGTAAACCGATAATTTGTGGCGTTGTCATAGTTACCATTTGTGTCAAATTCTTCTGTGTTAATTTGTGCTTTTGTAAAAGTTGCTGTTGTTACTGTTTGAGCAGAAGCTAAATACGCGCTAAACGCAGGGCCAGTTCCAGCAACACCAGTAGCTAACTCAGGTTGTGTAATGATTGCGTCAGGCAAACCACCAGCACTGATACCAGTGATTGTGCCTGTTCCGTTTATTGTGATTGCCATGATTTATCCTTAAAGAACTACCCAAACGCTACCACTGGGAACTGTGACTGTGATGCCTGAGTTAACTGTTATTGGTCCAGTAGACATAGCATTTTTGCTTGTAGTGATTGTATAGTTACTAGTAACAGATTGACTGTTCTCATAAAACACATCATCAGTACCACCACCTGTAGCACCACCACTAGATACCCATGTACTAGTAGTAGCGTTATAAACTTCTATCTTTCCAATGTTACTATTAAATCCTGACAGACCAGCAGTAGGACTTGATGGACGAGTAGCAGTAGTCCAAGGACCACCTACAGAACCAACTGAATTTGTTGTACGACCAGAAAATGTGTTAGTAGAACTAAATGTATTTGAACCACTAAATGTATTAGCTTCATCTAGTTTAGGAAAATCGTTAAGAGAAGCAGCAACTAAACGTAGTTCAACTTTATCTCCAAGTGACCAACTGTTAGCAGTGCTTCCATCTTGTCCACGAACAATAGTAAAAGTATCAGTAGAACGGGCTGTAACTTTAATGATCTCTACTGTGCCTACTGTGTTAGTAAGGGTGCAATAAAAATAGTCAGTACCACCAAGAGTAGGAAACAAAGCTCCAGTACCAGCAGCTACTAATAAACTAGTCACAGAAGCATTGATAGCTTCACCTAGTGTAGTTGTAGCATTGTTAGTAAATTTCATTCCCATGTTGTCAACTCCAATTAAGTATTTATCCCAAAGTTATTGATAGCAAAGCTATTCAAAACTGATGAGTTAGAAAGGATAGGAATGATAATAAATGTATCTGATTGTTCTGGCCTAGTAAACGGAGGAGCTTGTTTGTCAGCTACACCATGTACAAAGTCTTGAGGCTGTCTTATCTCCCAGTCCCCATTACAAACCATTAAACCATCCCACCGCATTTGTAGTTCGCTGTTTTTATACATGCGACCACAAACGTCACAAATGACGTTCCAACTTCCGTTATCCCATCTTGATTTGTACGACATTATTGCACTTCAGTTGTACTATACACAGGCAAGTCTCCCAGAGCAACTAGCGTACTACCTGCACTGGTTGTTACAGTAACAACAAGACGATAGGTTACACCAGCTACACCACTCTGTACTTGTTGGTACACCTTGTTCCCCACAATAGTAGTTCCACCAGATAACAAACCAGATGGACTAGCATCCACACCATCTATAACAAGTACAGAACAAGAAGCTGTAGACAAAGTTTCTCCTGCTGCTAACGTTTGACTAAAGTCAAAAGACAGTGGTTTTATTTCAGCAACAAACTTATAGGAAAAATATTCAGCCATTTACATCATCCTGTTTTGTAACTACTATGTTGGTCTTCTTTGGTTTAACTAGTATGTTTGTAAACCCAACAAACACTTGAACAATAACTTTCTTGGTAGGGACAATTATGGTGTCCTCAATATTAAGCAAGACTTTATAAAAGTGGCTTACAACACTAGTATAAACGGTTGTTACTAGTAACACAAATCTTGCAGTAACAGTAGTCACAAAAGAACTTGTAGTAGATATAGCCAAAAGAATTTTAGCTATAGCTTTTTGTATTGTTGCTGTAGAAGCAACAGTAGCTAATATTGTTTTAGTAAGGGTTAAAAGTTTAGACACAGTGTTTGTTGTAGACACTGATATAGAAAGTATCTTGCTAAAAAAGAATCCATAAAGTAATGTTGCAGTACTACTTACAGATACAGTTATCTTTTTACCTACAGCTTTAATAAACAAAACAGAGCTAACACAAGATACAGCAACTACTTTAATAGCTTGTTTTATTAGTGTTACAGAGCTAGTAGATACAACACTTAAAGTTCTTAACAACAATTTAATAAAACTAATGGTAACAGTAGAAGTAGTAGTAGCAGACACGTATTTTGCAATACTTTTAATAATGTTAGCTACAGAAGTGCTAACAACAGACATTGTTTTAAAAATACTACGTATTAATGTGCTAATGTTTGTAGACACAACAGTAAAAGTTTTACCAACAAGCTTAAACACTGTTGCTGTAGAAGTAGAAGTAATAGACAACAGTTTTAAATAAGCACGACTAGGTACTAATGAGTTAGTGCTAGTACTTACATAACTAACAACTTTGCCTACAGCTTTAAGTACAGAAGCAGTGCTACTAGTAACAACAGTTTTTGTTGTTTGTATTGCATTAACAATAGTATTGGTACTTGTAGCAACAACAGACAATAGTTTTGAAAAAATAAAATTAGACGTTAAAGAGCTGGCAGTACTATTTACATAACTAATAGTTTTGTTAATACTTTTTAAGGCTTCTAAATTAATATAATTAACAACAATTAAAAATAGTTGTATTACTTTATTAGCTGTAGAAGCAAAAGGAGCTTGAGCATAAGCAGAAATACCAAACATTTTATTGTGGTTGTGTATCAAGAATAGTAGGCTGATTTCCTGCTTCTACCCAATCAATGTAAGCACGAAAATCAGGGTCTTGGTCTGATTGACAAGGTGCAACCACCTTACCATCTTCATCCCTTGTTACTGTTCCTTCGTAAAGATTTATTGTGTACATCAGTAATCCGTTTCAACATAAATACCGCCAATTTGCAAAATTACAGCAGTGGCAGTTGCATTATTTGTTCTCCAATTTCTTACGCCTAAAAATGTTGTGTTTGCTGGTAAAACAGTTCCCGCTGTACCTGTCAATGTTCCAGACGCTTTGTCACCTGTATTAAGCCTGATAACTTGGTAATAAACTGTATTTGTAGATGTTGGAGGCGCATACAACGTAAATTCATACCAATCAGTTGTTGATGTTCCTGTTGGAAAATTTACGCCTAAATCAATAGGTGTTTGAGCCGCAGAACCGCCATAATATATTTTTAAATTTGTATCAGCCGCACCTTGACCAACACCAATTACGTTTGTCAATGTAGAAGGTTCTACGTTTGTAGGTGCGCTACCTGAGCTTCCTAAACCGATAAATGTTCTGGGTGCGGCAACAGTGTCAGCAATACCAAATCGAGTAACGTAGTAAAAGCCACCCAAAGGAATAGTCGTTGCAGTTCCAAGAGAAAAGCCTGGTGTACCTTGATAATAGTTGGCAAATGTTCCTGCTGTTGCTGTACTACTAACTTGAAACTTAAATGCTCTTGTGTACATATTGGTTGATGCAACAGATACAGCCGCAGTAGTTCCCGAATAAGCATTCATACCAACAACGTTTGGAGTTGTAGTATTTCCAATTAATACAAAACCAACGTGCTTATTAGCAATTGATGGTTGTAACTGAACCGCCGCATTAGTCGCATTTAAAAATGCTGGTGCTGTATATCCACCACCAATAGTTTTAGCAAATGTCTTTAAGTTACCAGCACTAGGGGCGGCAGGGTCAGATGATACAGCTACGCTAGAAATCTGATTGGTTGTGCCTGTAAGACTCAGTGTTGTAAATGTTCCAGCCGCAGGTGTTGTACCACCAATTGCAGGAGGAGATGCTAAATATGTGCTAAATCCTGTACCAGAAACTGTAGATGATGCGCTTAAAGTAGTGAATGCTCCTGTAGAAGGCGTTGTTGCACCAACCGTGGAGTTCTCAATCACATATCCCGTAAGGTTTCCACTTGCATCTTGGTTAACAGATTTACCTGATGGGTAAGTAACAAACACATTTACTGTTCCAACAAAAGTAACAGCAGTATTTGAGTTGCTTGAAGATAATATTGTTGTACGAGTAAGAGTTGGACCTGTGGTTGAGTATGTACCTAGTCCAACTTCCCAATTACCAGAAGTATCTGTAGCAGAATAATAAGTAGTGTTTCCATTACCTATAACAGAAAATGATTGAAATCCAGTAACAGAACCAGACAAAGTAAAGCTAACAGTAGTGTTAGCCGTACCAGTCTGTTGTACTCGGTCATTAAGGACTAGAGCCATCTAGGACTCCTTAACTAAATTGAGTCTTAAATGTAAACTGAATAGAGTCGCCAGAACTCAGATTAATTGTTGAGAAGTCACCTTTGACAAACAAGTTGCCAGAAGTAGAAGCATCAAACAAACCAGCATTAGTGATAGCAAGAGTACCACCAGCGGTTTGAGTACCAACTACTTGATAGGTGTCATTAGTTGTAGAAGTTGTTTGTTGTGTGCTAGTACCTGTTTGACGGGTACCAGTTTCTGTAAACAAAGTTGTATCAGCAGCAGCAGTTGTACCAGCACCTGTACCATAAGCAACGTACACAGGTTCTGTACCACTACCTTTAATACGGTTAGTTACGATAGCTCTACCAGTGTTAACTAAGAGAGTAGCCATTTTTTAATACTCCAAAAAATACGTTTTAAAGGGTTTTTATGCCAATAACTAACAACACCAAGAGACTCAATAGTGCCATCAGCACGAATGATGACAGCACTAATTTGAGCTTCCTTGGCGTTACTAGGAACAATCATTTGAGCCATTGTTAAGCCTTGTCAGATTTGTTGTCTAACTTGTCAAAGATCTTATTAATCATTTCTTTAAGCTCTCGAATGTCGTTCTTGTAATCGTCTTTAGCAACATACGATTTAGGAAGTTCTTCTCTAAGCTTAGCCAAATCAGTTTTGAGTTCTTTAACAGCAGCCCACAGTTCACGGGCAAACCAACCCGTGACTGAGGATACAAGTGTTAAACCAATATTTAAAAGGGTTTGGTAATCCATTTAAATACCTTACAGATTAGTGCCTTGTTTAACCAACTCTAAGATAACTGAGAACACCTGCGTACCAGATGTCCAACCAGTAGTCTTAACAAGAATAGCACCAGTCTTACCAGCACCAGAGTTGTTAGTTAGTCCACCAAAGTTCCAGAACATCAAACGACCACGACCAGCTAAAGGCATGATAATGACATCGGTTGTTGCATCCCACAACAGTTGTACTTCTAATTGGTCACTAATTGAATAATCAATGTGATCAATACGTACTTGTGTAGGTGTAAACCCTATGCCACTTTGATTAATGTCAGACATTACAACAGCGTTTGTTAAAGCTAAGTCAGAGGTATCAAGTACCGCTGTTAGTTTAACAATTGCGTTGCGTTGACCTTCTTCAAGGATTTGCGTTGTAAATGAGTTAGCCATAGCTACCTCCTATTAACGTGCAAGTTCTTGGGCAGCTAAAACAAAGTCAGTAGTCAATGTATCAGTTGCTGTAGGAGTAATCTGAAACACTGGACTTAACAAAGCATTAGTTAAGGTAGTACCAGTAGAACCAATAGTAGGTGCTGTTATGCGAGCATCAGGACCCATATCAGTAGAGCTAGTACCAGAAAAACAGATTAAATCTGTACCATCATAGTAGAAACCTACTTCTACAAAAGAGTTTGCTATGGCAGTTGCAACACCTGTTACTAATGTAGTAGCAGTGCTATTAACAGTAGACACCAAGTTAATAGATGTAGATGAAGCAGCTTTAGCAAACCACAAACCATCAGTAGTAGAAGAACCTGCACGCAAACCTGCATAATAAGAAACACTTCCTGCTACAGCAGAAACTTTAAAACGAACAACAAACCAAGTTCTATAGCCAGCTATAAGTTGTATAAAAGTACCAGCTTTGTATGCGGCAGTAGCAGTAGTAGCTCCACCTGGAGTAAGAACAGCTTGTCCACCAACAGCATTAGCTACAGCAAAAGTAGATGATGTACCTGTTATTGTGTAGTCTGTACCAATCAATGTGTTGAAATCATTGATATAGGTAGAGCTACCAACAAATTGACCACTTCCAGTGTGGAAGGGATCAGGAAAAGGATACGAGTACAAAGGCTCGTTGGGATACGCAGTGGAAACACCACTATAAAAGCGAGTTGGATTTGACATAATAGTTCCTTTGACGTTGTTTAAAACAACGCCCAATTAAGGGCGTCATTGGAAGATTGCATTCTATATTACATTTTCTTTTTGGGCATCATCTTTTTTGCAGCAGCCATTTTCTTAGCAGCCATCATTTTCTTTTCTTCACCTTTAGCTTTGACTTTAGCATCAGGCTTCATACCCATTTCTTTGCGTTTTTCGTATCCCATGATTCACTCCAATTTATAAAAAGAACCCTCTCTTTTTAGGGAGAGGGCTTGTTACTAATAACAATTAAGGACCATTAGATCCGTAAATAGCACGAGGATCAGACCATCCAAAGCTATAACGCTCGTAGCCTTTGGCTTTAACGTTCATAGTGTCAAAGTCATTGTCTTGATCAAACGTGACAGCGTGACGCTCGTAGTACTTCAAACCAGTACCACCAGGGATGGTGTTACGGATAAACCAAGCGTGTGGGCTTGTGAAGTAGTGGTTCACTTTAAAACCACCTGGAATGTAATTGCCAGACTTAATGACGTTGATGTCATTGTTGGCATTACCTGTTTGGTAGCTAGAGTGAAGGATACGCTGAGCGTTGAAGATCTCTTGACGAGCAATGTGCAAGCTGTTTGGTTGAATAGCAACTAACAAACCACGGTCGTTTTGAAAGCCCATGATTGCGATAACTGCGTCTTCCAAAGAAGCCTCAGACAAGTCAACATCAACTGCTGGCTTGTTAGAGTATGTACCACCTGATGTATTTGGGTGGGCGGTAGAACACAAAGCTACACCATCACCACCTAAATATGTGCTATTAAAAGCACGGTTGTACACGTTAGCTGCAATGTTTTCTTTCGTTTGACGGAAAGACATTGCTAAAGCAGCAGCACGTTTCTTAGACACTTGCTCATACAAGTTGTCGTCCATTTCTTCTTTAGTCACGATATAACCCATTGCGTAAGCAACGTGTGTATAACGAGTTGTGAAGCCTTGGATTTCAGAGTCGTAAGCAGTGCCTTGACCTTCAGACTTAATAGGAACCAGACCGAAGCCAGACAATTGAACGTCTTCCTCGTAGTTCATAGTAGAAGTGTCTTTGTCAAACAAATCTACGTACTCTTCTGGGTGCTCATTGTAAGTTTGACCCCACCAAGCTTTAATGCCAGGCCACAATGCTTTGGGATGTGATGCGGTAGTAATTACGCCAGCCATAATGTATCTCCTTTATTAGACTGCAAGGTAGTTCACGACAGAGCCAGAAGCTGCGCCGATAGTACCGTATTCGTGATAGTTGAACTTGCACAAAACACGAACATAAGGACTAGCTGCGCTGGTCACTTGGTTGTCGCCTTTTTGTACAGCACCCAACAAACGGATTGGCAAAGTAGCCGTAACAGCAGGACCTGTAAGGACCATATCTGAAAACGGAGCACTGTTGCTCAATGACGATTGGTTTGCAGCAGAGATAGTCACAGCAGCGTTTAATGACAACTGAGCTTGAGTAGCACCAGTGCTATCAAACTGAGCTTCAAACAACACAAAAGGATCATCCACAACATACAAGTAGCGAACACTAGTACGAGTACCAGCAGCGATGTACGCTTTTTCCAAAGACAAAGAATTACCAACCAAGCTAACGCCTGGATCAGCAACACGAATGCCTACGATAATGCCTAAAGGCAAAGCTGATGTAGTAGTTGCGCCACCCCACTTTTGGACATAACGAACGCCGTTAGCGTCCGAACCAGAAGCAGACATTACGCAATCACCGATTGCATAGCTATTGGAAGTGTCAGAGGTAGGGATAGCGTAGAGGCGACCCTGCTCGTTCCACTTGCCACCTAGCAAGTTACCAACAGGACTAAACCCGTTGGCTTTATTTACGTTAGCCATTTAAGACTCCTTTAAAAACATTTAAGAGGTAACTTTGATTCCGTCCCTAGGGCTATAGAACGATGGATTTTCTCCAGTGATCTTACCCTTACGAATAGAAGCGTCAATGCGATTGTTTTTAGCTTGAAGTTCAGCTTGATCTTCCTCGTACCATTCTTGCCGAATCTTCATTAGATAACCGTATTGCTCAGTACCTTCGGCACGAGGGTTTACAAGAAATCTAATTCTTTCTCCAAGGTCACCATTACGGCTGACTACATTCTCACTCACGCCTCCCACTTCATCAGGACGGACAAACTCGTAGCCACTATCCATAGCTGCTTGTATGCGTCCACCTACATCAGTAAGTACATGTAGATGGTATCCAGGTATTTGTGATTGGACACTTATCTTTGCTTCCGTGCCGTTAAACACGTTACGTTTTTTTCGAGTTGTACCATCTACCGCAGGAACAGGTGCAGTCATTGCTGCTTCACGTTCTGCTGCTTTTTCAATTAGACGATCACGTTTTTCAAACTCATTTAGTGCTCTTGGCATAGTGTACTCCCTTTAGTTTAAGTTAAAAATCAATTCCAATCAAAATCAGCTACGTATTGTTCTCGTGTCATAAGCTTTTGCTTAACAAACCGATCACAAGCTGCTTTAGCTTCAGCGGGTAGGTTGTCATAGGTTTGGGCGTTACCGCTACTACGGCCTGTACGACCTGACCCAGATTCCACTCGACTTGTTGGACTTTGTTTTTTACCAAATTTGTTTGGGAATTCCTCTGCTAACACTTCATCAAGCTTTTCTAGAAATGCGTCACCTTTAAGCATAGGGAACTCAATACGAAGGCTTTCACCAATACCGTTAGCTACAGCAGTCAAACGCTTGTCCTGACCAAACCATGTGTTGCGATCTAACCATACTTGTAACCCTGGGTCAATAGTATTGTTTGATTCTGGTTCTGGAGCAGTAGGAGCTTTTTCTGCATCTTTAACAGCTTGCTTAGCTTCTTTAAGTTCGTCCTTTGCCTCATCTAGAGCATCATCTAGGGCATTGACTTTCTGTCCGTCTCCATCGCTAATAGCTTGAGCACGGCTTTCTTTAATCTGTTGAATACGCTGTTCGTATTCTTGGGCTTTACGCTCGTAGGTTTCTCTTTGAAACTTCTTAAACTCTTCTGCTGCTTCCCGAAATTCTTTAAGCTGTTCCTTTGTAGCGTTTAGATCCTTCATCAGATTCTCATTATTCTTACGCAGAATAGGGAGAATCTCTCGACCACGCTTTACAAATGTTTCAGCATCAACCCAGTCGGATTCGTTTCCTCGGTAGCGTTCTTTTGAAACCCAACCTTGAGACTCAGCCTCCCGAACAACTTCTGGAGCAACTTCGTTACTAGTAACATTTTCTTCGCTCATATCTTACTCCTGTTTTTTAAGATGTGTCAATTAAACTTTGGCTAGGTACGGATCAACTAGGTCAACGTCAGCATCCAAAGTGCCTGTAACGTCTTTGTCGTTGATCATTCGGTATTCGCTTCCATCCTTACCAAGATAAAGCAAACCAGCATACTTAGCAAAAATAATCTTGTCCCCAACATTGCACCAAGGTGCAGGTTCATCGGCAAAACACTCGTTACCCATAGCAACGACTATTCCTGTGGTGTTAGCCATCTGTTCACGTTCTTTGTATTTACCGCTGGTAATAACAATACCGCTTTCAGACATCTCTTTAATCTCTTGGGGTTTAACCAAGATTCGCCAACCAACGGGGTTTATTCCTGACACATTACTCATAGCTAGGTTCTTTCTTTTGGGTAGGTTCAAACAAGTCTTCATACTCTAGGTTAAGGATAATTGCGATTGCTCGGCATCTACCTTTAACTTCGGACTCATCGTCAAATGAGCTGTTGACTAAACCTTCCTTCATTGCTTCTCTGTCGTTTGATAAAGATTTCATCAAACGTTTAGTAACTGGGTGATGTTTCCATTCATCAAAGTTACTAGGGCTTACTGGCTCCATTCTTACTCCTTAGTTACATGGGTAGTTGCGGCATTCCTTGTTGAGGCATTTGTGGTTGCCCTTGGGTTTGCTGCTCTGGTTGTCCTTGCATCATCTTGTCGTAAACAGTATTCATGGTTTGGATAGCACTCATGACACCTTCACGCCTTTCACGCTGCAAAGCAATTTGGGTATTAATCTCTTGGATACGCATTTTTTCGCCTTCAGTAGCAATACCAATCTTGATAGCTTCTGCTTCAGCTTCTAACTTTTGAATGTGGGCTTGATTTAGTTCTGCTTCACTCATCAGTTTCAACAAAGCTATCTTCATCTCTAGTTGATCAGAAGCTTGCTTAGCTTGTTGTCTGAGTTGTTCAATTTGAACTTTAGGATTAATAGGAGGTGGTATTGCGTTAGGACCTTTAGGATCTGGCAATATCTTGTCAATGTTTGTAACCTTAATAGCTTTCAAGAAAGCGTGTTCAGCTTCATAACGGTTGTACAAACCAGGTGTTGCAGCCACTCGACCAGCAATAGCCATAGCTTGATTCAAACGTTGTGCATCAGATGTAATGCTTGGATCAGCAGTAGGCATAACATCAGTTACAGGACCTTCATAGTCAGTAGCCAAAACCATACCAGTGCCTTGAGCATTAGATACGTATGGGGTGTTCTCTGTAACAAAGATTTGATTTAGACGATACAGCTTACGGAACTCTTGTTTCAAACTACGGTGAGTACGTTTAAAGATACCATTAAATATCTTCATACCTTGCTCAGCCATAGTGCGGGTAGTCTCAGCAGGAGTATTTTGACCAGGATTCTGACCAGATAAGATGTCTACAGATCCACCAATACGTTCACCATAGTTGATCAACAAATTCAACAAAGTAAACATAACTTGAGAGGGTTCACGAACTGGAAGAGGAACAATACCTTTACGCAGATCATCACCTGTGGTGTCTACATGCTTCCACTCCATAGGATTAAAAGAGTAGTTGCCCCCACGTAATTTAATGCCTCTACTAAGAAATCCACCAGCAGTATTAGCCATAGTGCCAGCATCGACCAGTTGGTTAATAATGGTGTTAATAGATTCGTTAAGAGGTCCAAGTAAAACTCCAAAGCCTAAGTCATAAAAACCACCATCAGGAGATGGGACAAAAGGATACTTGGTAAAGTACTGCTCAGCTTTGATACTAAGGATAACATCATCTTTGTTACGCTCAACATCTGACTTGGTGTATCTAGCAACAATACGAGCAACTTGTTTGTTGTCTCTACGCACATACACAATGTACGGCTCAGCATAACCATCATCATCAAAGTCAATGTGACAATGTTGTTCTAACATTTCAATTGGAGTACTAGAGTCGTTTGGCTCTGGGGGTTGCATACCCTGCGCTCTGTCTTGCAGGTTTTGTAATCCGTTACCCATAGCCAAAGATGACATCTGTTGTGGACGACCATCAGATACATCTAACCACAATCCACGAGCAACACGCTCATAGATTTCATTCCTAGACATTTGAAGAACGTGAGTAATTCGACTAGCTGTCTCAAGACTCTTAGTCCAGTAGTTGACTACCAAGTCTTTGGCTAAAACGTTTTCAGAAATATTGTGTTTACGGATTGGATCGTAGTAGGTTTTTTTAAACGCACAACCAATAATAGGTTGGGTAATAAGAACCTTGTCCATCTCTGATTCCCAATCCTCGTCTTCTTCAAGGAGTTGGTAGCTCATGTGTTGTTCAACACGAGTAGAACGCAAAGCACGTAAACCGTCTTTGTCATCACCAACAACACGGCACTTAACTGGCAAGTCACTATCAATTAAAACAGGGTAACTGCGAGCATGATATTGCAATGCAGCAATAGTAATAAGAGGGAACTTAACGTTAGAAGCGTTAGCCCAAGGAAAGTTTTTAGTCTCAGCTACTTGTAAAGCAAGCTTTAAAGAAGCCTCAGTACGCTTTTCCCAACTAGATCTAGACAACAAGTCGTTATCAAAGTCTCTAACAGCTTGAACCCCAATAGCAGTCAAGTCTTCTTTGCAAAGCTTGTCAGCAATGTTAGCCTCATACATGAGGTCATTAATATCAAATTTATCTTTGAGGTTCATATTTAGTATCCACAAACAGCAGAACGACCAGAATCTACCACATTACTGTCACGAATGAAAGCCTCGTACTCTTCTTCTTCCAACTCTTTTTCGGTTGGAGCTTCCCACATCCTATCAAGCATTAACCCCAAATATGCCCAAGCGTCTACTTGGTCGTCATGCTTATCCCTAGGAAACCTAAGAAGCTCATCCTCAAAGTTTTGATACCAATCAGCGTCCTTATCGAACTTACAAGCCCCACTTCTCATACGAGCTTGAATACTTCTAGCACGGGTCAGTTTGTCTCCACTAGGCTTGAGCAACACAGTGTTGATGAACTCTCCACGCTTAAGCATCTCTTCATTGAGATAGGGGCCAATTGCTTTTTGGATTGTTCCTTGTTCGAGTCCAAAAAGTACGGGCTTATAAATCTTTTGAATCATCAGGATTGTATCTACGATTTCTAAAGCGTCCATACGATCTTTGATTACATGTTTGCAGTATAGCTTTCCTTCATCATCCATACCACCCACTACAAAAGCAGAATAGTCAGCCCGTTGAGATTGAGATACAGCCAAGTCACAAGTAGCGTAGTAAACCAGTTTCTTCTTTTGGTCTTCAGGTTTCATAGGAACAAAGTCAGTCTTCTTAAAGAAAGTGTCAGTAATATCCAACGGAATATTAAGCATTTCTTGAGAGTAGACATCAGCCAAACCTTGACGTACATAGTCCTCTTTGAGCATCCTAAACTCAGTAGCAGACTTCATTTCAGGCCAAAGCAAAGTTTTAAAGTCGTCTGTGTGAGCACGGTACTTAACAGATCTCCAAGGCAGAACATTTAAAGAAAACTCTCGTAAATCTTCACGTATTAGTTGTTTTATTCCTTTATGAGAAGCCAACTGAGAAGCTGGCATTAAGTTCTCAAGTAGGCTGTCTAAGTGTAGGATTGTGCCAACTATACGTATCTTTCCAGTTGAAGAGACACAAGGGATAAGAGCACCATAGAACCAACGTTTAAACTTTAAACGTCTGTCCTTGTTCATAACAATCTCATCGTTCTCCATGTCATCCCCGATGATCAAGTCTGGACGAAGGTTAGCCCATTTTAATCCACGAAGCTTTTGTTCAGAACCTTTAGCTTGGATACGGAAAGTCCAACCATCTTCCATCTCAACAATCAGATCATCTTCAGTATCTTTAGGGAACTCCTTGATACCAAACAAAGAACGTAGATCATCGTTTTCTAATAGTTCTTTCTTAATATCTCCTAGGAACTGTACGGCTTGAGTAACAGTGTCTGAAACAATAAGAACGTATCTGGATTCCCTAAAGAGGACAGATGCTAGGGTATAGGCATGGGTTACAGCAGTAGACTTAGCGTGATAACGAGGAGCAGCTATAGCTACTTGTTTGCTGTTACTAGTAACAAGATCCCAGATTTCTTTATGAAACTGGGGAGTAGCAGCAGGTTTATCAAAGTTTTTTCTCAACACGGAGTTGACAAAGCCCTCCATAACATCCGCATTAAGCCGAGACAATTCTAGCCTCTACATCAATGGGTACGGCATTGCTCATCTTGTTACTGGCAAACTTAGCAAACTCTTCAGACAACTTGAGAAGCCTATCGTCAATTGTCTTCTCAATCTCTTCCTTGATTGGATTCTCATTGAGTTTTTGTTGTTTGGTAAGCAGCTCTGTTGTAATCTTTAAAGCCACATGAGCCTTGACTGGAACACGAATAATCTCTCCAGTTCTTTGATCAAACTGGGCATCACCCAAGTCAAGTCTATCTTCAGTAGCTTTAAGAGCTTTGTTGATAACTCGTCTAAGGTTAGAGTCCATTTGCTGAACATCTTCAGCTTGGAGTTGAAGAGCGTATTCTTTAAACCAATCTGTCTGTTTCCAAAGTTTAATGGTAGCTAGGGGTACACCCGTAACAATAGCTGTCTCAGCCATACTACCCAACATAAGGTAAGTACTGACAGCTTGAAGCTTTTGGTTCTGTGTCCAGTGAGACTTCTTGTACCGTTTATCTTTAGAGACTCGTCTTTGCATATTACTTTTTAGCAGTCTTGGCAGATTGTTTAAAAGCTTTGGCTGTAGGAGCACCCTTAGTTCCAGGAGTACGCATCTTTTCCCCAGAACCTTTGGCTATACGTTTCTTCTTGGCATGGATATTGGCATACAAGCCTTTAGGTTCTTTACCAGTATTAATAGTCATATTAACACTTCCACTTCTTAAGAGCTTTGTTAATCCTTGAATCAGGATCTTTAGCTTTAGCTGTACCAGTTAGTTTTTTCTTCATACCACCCATACGAGCACAGAAGGAATCTTTACGAGAACCACCTTCAGGTTGTGGTGGTTTAAGGTTATGTCCTTGAGCTTTAGCTGAAGCTCTACCCTTAGCGTTTAAACCACCTGATTCAGACTTACCTTCTTTACGTTGCCAAGCTGGTGACTTTTTACCTGTAGCCATATACCCTCCCTTGAATGGGTCGGACTATAACATCCTTTTAGATAACGTACATCGCAGTACTCGAAGAGTACGAGAACTCTTCTCCGTATTGTCACGTATGTGACAACATAGGATATTTATTTTCTGTTTGAGTACCTTCAGTGGACTTGACAAGATTTTTTAAAAGCTGAGAATAGAGGCTTCTTTCTTTTACTGTTTTCTTTCTTAGGTTCAGGTATATATACAGAGACATATATAAACAATGTTCTGTGTGAGTCTATGTATAGACGAACATCCAACCAATATATTAAGTAACCCCCCTTTGTTTAAAACTATGCAGCAGCGTTATAAGCTGTGATAAATCAAATTAAACACAAAACAATTTGCTCCCCCTCCCCCTATAACATATATACTACCTAGGTACTACTATTACATAGCTATATATGCTGTATAGAGCACATATACATATCAACAACTTAGCTTCCCCTCTATACTCATTGTTTATATGCTGTTCTAACCGCTTTAGACCTACATAACAGCCATTGTTTGATATGAGTTGTACTCTACCCTTCCCCAATACGTTTGGAACCTCTGGCTGTCAAACCGTTGAGCATTGATCAAATTACTTTTTATGCTGAGACATTGTTACACTCCACGCCCCGCCCTTCGTCTGTAGTTGTCTGCTGTGTTTGTGGGCGTGAGCCACGCCAGAACCAGGCACGTTGTACGTTGGCGTTCGTTCTACTGTAAGCCTGAACCTGTCATGCCCCCCGCACTGTTCGTTCCGTTTGTGTTCTCTGCGGGCGGGGACTTTACTTAAGTTGGCGAGAATACCGAGGCACATCCCCCCTCAGGTGTGAGGGGGATGTCCCTCCTCGCCAACCCAAGTAAGGAGCTTCACATGTCACAGCAAAGTAATTTCGATTTCAACGCTTTCAACGAATTGACTGAGCGCAAGCCAGCAGGTTTGCAAATCTTCTTAGCTCAGCAACTTCTCTCCAACGCACTCTGGTCTATGGAGAAGTATGACAACCCGCGTGGTGCAGACGTTTCTTCTATCCTCACAGACATCAAGGAACTGCGTGCTCAGCTCAAGCAAGATGCTGCTGATCGTAAGTAACTTGTACAAGGTAGTAGTTCACTCTACTACCTTTTTTTTGTTCTTAATAACATCTGGAGTTCGTAATGGAAGACATCACTAACATCTATCAACTGAAGACTGAAGTTAAGTATTCCTTATCAGATTATCTTGGTGCTTTACTTATGGCTTTAGCCATTGGTATTCCTTTTGCAATCTACTTCTGGAGAATGTGATGATGTATCACGCTATTGAACTAGACAACAAGCTGGTCGTAAGACCAGTTGTTGACGGTATCACTGAGATTGAATGGTTTCATGGATGCAGGTGTTTTGAAATATCTGCGTCTGAGTTTCAACTGAAGAGTCGTATCCAAAGTTATACAAACATGGACCTGCTCACAACTGAAGCTTGGAATCATTTCATAAGCTCACTAGATGATCCTGGGATTGTTCCTAGTAACAGATTTGTATCAACACGTATTGTCCGAGACAAATGGGACGCTGACAGGAGTATTTACTAATGAATGAGAACTATCTGCCTATCTGTACCAGTTGCTATGGTGTTCGGGTTGAACCACAACGTAGACACATGGCTCGTCCAACGTGTATGTCTTGTGGAGAAACCTTGGCACGAAAGGTGCAACACACCATAGCTCCTATCAACAAGAGCAACTACATGCTCATCAGCAACATGGATGAACTTAAACAACTTAACCCCAAAAGGACAACATGAAAATGAAAGACTTTCTTTTAGGTATTGAAGATGATCTACGTAGTAAGGGTAACTACTGCTGTTATTGTTTACAGCCTCAAGATGGCAAGATCTCTTGCTGTCAAGAGAATCATTTTGTTCCGTTTGATGATCTCTACGAAGAAGATCAAAAAGCTTTGATCGCAGAAGTTACTAGCGAATACGAAGCTTGGAGCAAGACTCAATGACTGTGTACGCAAAGCCCGGCAAGCCTTATCCCGCCAGCAAAGCTGGCAGGGGCTTGCGATGGGCTTCGCTCGGATTCTTAAGCGGGCGAGCCGCCCCGCACCAGCGTGGGCGGGGAACGGCTTCGCCCTTTTGTTTGTTTACAAGGAGATAGTTATGGAATTAGATTTAGTTGATGAGATGAACTGGGAAGACAGCGACAAAGTTGAAATCATTTCTTTAGAGGAAGCTGGTCTTGAAGAAGCTCCTTTAGCTGAAGAGACACATCGTCACGGTCATGTGTTTCGTAATGGTATTCACGCATATCTTGATTGGTTCTTTGATGGATCAATAGAAAATGACGATTACTAATCACTGGTTCATAGAATCAAATGACTATGACGATGTTCTAGTCAACGTTAACATCCACACCCCCTTTGAAGAAGAAGGGGATAGCCACAAGCAACTGGAGCTGTTTACAGATCCACAATTTGAAGATGTCAGTTATTAATAACAAACTTCGATATGGTCTTAGCAATAGGATCATATCTAGGCAATGTTGCCGTTGAGGGAGAAACAAATGGATGCTCACATGATGTCCACTTTGTATGCTGCTGCTACTGAGAGTCTTGTCTCAGATGCTTCGGCTACAAGTACATTCGAGAAGATGATAGCTGTTGCGTTTACGCATAGCTCAGTTGAAACGTTTGCTAAAGACTTGAAAGACACAGAAAAACAAATCAAAAAAGACTTTGATGTTAGCTCTATGCCTGGTCCTTGGAGATCAGCCAAGTCTGTGATTCACGGTGCTATGAAGCTCAGCATCAAACTCATTGATGACAACGGAAGCTATGTTGGTAAGACATTTCTTCAGAACAAGATCAAAGAACTGAAGACTCCCAAAGAAGAAATGAGTGCTGAAGATTACGCCAACAAAGTTATTAAGAACTTGATGAATGTTCCTGAAGGCATGGATGCTGTCAAAGTGTTCAAGCTGGTCAAAGACTTTGTGAATGCGAGTGGTAAGTAATGCTAACCAAAGGCATTGAGGTCATGAAGTACATACGTGCAAGTGCTGGTAGAGCTGGCATTTCCGTTGTATTTGAAGACGCTAACCAACCTAGGCATGATGGTAAAACTATCTTCTTGCCAAGGATTGTTACTAGTACCACAGACTTAGAACTCAAGCAGCTAATGGCATCAACAGATCACGAAGTGGCACATGATCGCTATAGCTCGTTTGATATTCTAAAGAAGAAGAAACTAGATCCCCAGGGTATATTGATGTTCGTATGGAACTTCTTAGAAGACTCCAGAATCAACTATATCGAAGCTATGGAGTATCGTGGCTTCAGGGAGAACTGGGATGATTGCAGCTCGTTGCTTATCGAAAACATCATTCGTAAAAGCAGCAAGAACACTGGTCCCATAGCAACACTCATCACAGCTTTACTTCATTGGGAAACAACTTTGACTAGTTCTGTCTTTCCTCGGATAGAGTTAGTTGTAAGCAAAGCAACCCCTGATAAAAAGGTTCTGGATGTTCTTAATAACTTTACTGATCGTCTTGCTGATTGTTACAAAATTCTGGATAAAGAAGTAGGTACTGAAGCAACATATCAGTTGGCTGTAGACATCCTCAAAGAACTTAGTGAAGAGTGCAAAGAAGAACTGAAGCCAATACCTGTTAAGCCTGTTAAGGGTGATGGCGAAGGTGAACTAAAAAAGTCTGGTGGAGAAGAAAAGGTAGAGGGAGAAGCCAAAGGAAAAGACAAGGGTGAAGGAGAAGACACCAAAAGCAAAGATGACGAATACAAAGTCATTGAGCTAAAAATCACAGAAGAAGAGTTAGAGGCTTATTCTTTGTCTATGCACAACGAAAGTGGTGAAGACATGGGTAAAGTCGGTATTAACTTTGAACCTGTAAAAACAAAAGATGGTTGGGATCTAACTGACTACGATAAATACATCGTTGTTGATTATCCTAAAAACACAAGCCCTGCTGATTACTTTTTGGCTCTCAAAACAACTTCTTTTCTTTCTGAATACCGAAAACTTGTTGAACCAGAACTTGTCTCACAAGAGAATTTTGCTCAACAAGTACGCAGGTTGATTCAAATAAAAGCAAAAGTGCAACGACAGTACGGTGTCAAGAAAGGCAAACTAGATCAATCTAGGTTGTCTCGTATCTGTTTTGATGCACCAGGGTTCAATGAACGTGTGTTTAAGAACAAAATTGACAATAAAACGCTTGATGCAGCTATCACGGTACTCGTAGATATGTCTGGGTCTATGCAAGGAATGAAAGCGTACTACGCTCTTGCTTCTACTTTATTGGTTAATGAAGTTTGTTCAACTCTAAACATACCTCTTGAAATTGTTGGTTTTACTGACGGAAAAATTAATTCATATACTGATTGGTGTCCAGTCATGTATATTTACAAAAGTTTTTCTGATTTAAAAGTTGACTCAGATCATCTAAAAAAGTATTTCCAAGTAAGTAGTCAGTGGATGACAGGTAATCCTGACGGTGAAAACATTCTTTGGGCGCATGATCGACTGATTAGACGCAAAGAGAAGAAAAAGCTATTGGTTGTTATGTCTGATGGCAGTCCAGCAGCTTCTAAATCATCTTCAGGTATTGGTAGATTTACAGAGAAAGTAATCAGAGAAATAGAAGCTGCAAAGATTGTTGACATCTATGGTTTGGGTTTGTGTAGTAAAGAAGTACAGATTTACTACAAAGCACACAGCGTAGTCAATCAACCGCAAGAAATACCAAGCAAGTTGTTAGAACTCATAGAAAGGAAGATCATTAATGTCTGAAACAGAAACAAAGTCAAAGGTCGAAGACCTTGTTAAATCAAAAATCAAAGAGGCAATGGAAAAGCGTAAAGTCTCAACAACAGACACAACAACATACGACATAGCTTCTGATACCTATGTGACTGAAACACCAACAGCTCCTGTAATAACACGACCTGAACTCAAACCAGGTCAAATCTATTTCTCTGACTTGTTCAAAGAAATTTGGATTATTGACAAGGAAGACTTTGGTGTCACGATGTTTCATGAAACTACTTGGGATGAACGTATCGCTTCATTTGTTCCTAGTATCAATCCTACTTATGTCATTGACAAAGACTTGGCTGCAAACGTTTTAAGAGCATGGGAGTTAAATGAAAGAGTACTCTGTTACGGGCCTACGGGGGCTGGTAAATCTAGTCTTATTGAGCAGCTTTGTGCTCGTACTGGTCGCCCTTTCGTTCGGGTTAATTGTACTGGGGACATGGATACCTCAATGATCTTTGGTCAATTGACAGCTAAAAGCGGTTCAACAATCTGGGTAGATGGTGCTGTAACAGAAGCTGTACGTTATGGTGCTGTATTCGCTTGGGACGAGTGGGACGTAACTCCTCCAGAGATCTCTATGGGTCTTCAGTGGCTCTTAGAGGACGATGGCAAACTCTTCTTGAAAGAAATGCCTGGTAGTACCAAAGACAAACAGATTGTCCCTCACGAGCATTTCCGTATCGTAGCTATTGGCAACACACAAGGTCAAGGCGATGATACAGGAGCACATGCTGGTACTAACGTTCAAAACTCTGCAACACTTGACCGTTTTGGTACTGCTGTTTACGTTGATTACCTTGATGCTTCTATCGAAGAAACAATGTTGACCAACAGGTATCCAGACACAATTACCAAGAAAACAGCCAAAGAGCTTGTCAAACTTGCTAACTTGATTCGTCAAGGTTACAAAGCAGCTCAGTTCAATCTAACAATGTCTCCACGTTCATTGTTTAGCATCTGCAACAAAGTTTCTTTTGGGATGACTTTAAGAACTGCATTCAATCTTGTTTACCTGAACAAGCTAAACGACACACAGCGTAAGGTTGCTGACGAGTTGTTTACCAAGATCTACGGTAACAAAGAATTCTAAAACCACAAAACCACAAGGCTCTCCTACGGGAGAGTCTTCTATTTTGGGCTTTAACTATGATCAAACACAAAATACTTCTTGACAACACTCCGTCTGTGGTAGGACAGCAGATACACATCAATCACATTGACTGTGAAGCAGGTGTAGATACTAAACGTAGGCTGTACATCAAACGTGAAGCTACTGCAATTGTGGCGTATTGTCACCATTGCAATCAAAAAGGTTTTGTTAAGCACGGTGACGACAGATTGTCTACCTGGATCAACAAACCAGCAGCGGCTGCTACTAGTAACACTAAGCCTGTTATAGCTTCTCTTACAACTGAAGGTAAGGTATGGCTGCACAGTCACTATTGCGACACAACAAACAGCAGCTTCAACGGCATAGCAGGGGAGCGACACAAAGTCGCTCTCACACTACACGACACAGACAACCAGCCAATAGGCTGGCAGATCAGGAACCTTGCACCTAACGCAACACCCAAGTACACAACACACTACACCAACAGCAGCTCCAAAGGAAATGCAGCTTGGTTTAAAGGTAACAACACGCTAGTGATAACCGAAGACTATCTCAGTGCTTGGCGAGTTAACTACGACACAGGTTATACATCTGTGGCGTTACTAAGAACAGCACTGTCAGATAAAACGCTAAGACAAATACACGACTCGAACTTTGAGTACGTTGTTATTTGGCTAGATCCCGATGAAGCAGGTGTACAAGGAGCAGCAAAGGCATACAAGAAACTAAACCACTTCCTACCATCAACAACAAAGATTATCGTGCTTGGCATAGATAAAGAACCCAAACAATGCACACCAGCAGAGCTGGAAAGCATACTCATTTAAAGGAAACAAATGAGCAATTTTAACAAACCAACCAACCCACCAGCATTTCCAAATGCTCATTACCACAACGTATCTGGTATGACCTTGCTTGATTACTTTGCGGCAAGGGCTATGCAAGGCATGTATGCAAACGGTTCTTTTCCAACAGGAATCATGTTGGATACAGCAAAAGAAGCCTATGAAATGGCAGACGCAATGTTGAAAGCGAGAGAAACTAATGGACTATGACGTTCTCTACCTTTGCTCTCAAAGCAAAGAGAACCTTACCAAGTACAGGCGGTACATCAAACCGCATGTAGTGGTCAAAGAAACCAATGTCATCCTAGATGGCATGGACAAATACTACAAAACATTCCCAGGGGTAACTGAGTTCAACTGGGAATCTTTCTCTGCGTTCCTAATAGCAGATCAAAGCAAACGACTTACAGATGACTCAATCGTCAAGCTCCGCATGACATTGACCAAAGCTAAGACGTTTGTCCCACACCATGCACACGAAGAAGTGGTCAAGACTCTCATAGAGTTGGACTACCTTGCTCAGATCATGGAGGAATGTGAGAAGGTCAAGGAAGGCTCTAGCGACCTTGAACACGTACACATACTTGCAACCAATGCTCTTAAAGATGTGGAGAGATACATTGAAAAAGATGAGTTGTTTGTTTCTGCTGATCTTAGTGTTATTGCAGATAGGATTAGTTCTTCTGGTTATGAATGGCGCTTGGATGTACTTAATCGTTCTTTGGGTCCCTTACGTACTGGCAACTTTGTCATTGTCGCTGCTCGTGTGGAAGTAGGTAAGACAACGTTCTTAGCTAGTGAGGTCAGTTACCTTGCACAGCAGCTACCTAAAGACAGACCTGTTGTATGGGTCAACAACGAGGAGGAATCTTCTGTTGTGTTTTTCAGGATTGTTCAAGCTGCACTTGGTAAAGAATCTAAAACAATTATTGCTGACTCTAAGACAGCAATGACTGAGTACACAACTCTCATGGGTGGTAACAAAGACAAGATACGTGTTACTAAGGACATGAATCACGTTCGTGACTTAGAGACATTGTTCCGTGAGGTTAACCCTGGCTTGATTGTGTTTGACCAGCTTGACAAAGTAGATGGCTTTAACAAGTCTGACGACAGAGAAGACATCAAGCTTGGCAAGATCTACAAGTGGGCAAGAGAACTTGCTAGAAACTATGGCCCAGTTATTGCTGCATCACAGTTGTCTGCAACAGCAGTAGACATGAAAGACCCTCCGTTTATTGGCTTAGACGCTTTGCGTGGCTCTAAGACTGACAAACCAGGTGAGGCTGACGTAGTAATCACAATTGGCAAATACAAAGAACCCAAAAGTCCAGAGGAAGAAATGATCCGCACAATCAATGTTCCTAAGAACAAACTACCTGGTGGTGGTGCTAAGCACATGGAGTCCGAACGTCATGGTCAGTTCCTAGTAACTATTGACCCTATTCGTGCAAGGTATGAGTGAAAAATACACATTTGGTTGGTCAGATTATTCAATGGGAATACGCACAATGACAAGTCCTGCAATTTCAAAAGTAGAAGAAGCTTTAATAAAAACAGAATTACACCTTCATAATCCGTTTGAGAACAACGTTCTTAAGATAGCTTATGTTGGCAGCAGGGTAACTTGTGTGCCAGCTCCTACGGATACAGATGAAGACGTATTGATTCTTACAGACAAACTAGGTGAGTTTGTTAGAGGTTGTAACAAAGCAGGATTTAAAGACAGTGGGTCTTATACAGGACCTGCATTTCATTCTTTAAGACACGGAGAAGTTAATTTAATCATTACAGACAGCGAGGAGTTTTACGATAAGTTTATGCTTGCAACTCATGTGTGCAAGTCCCTAAACGTGCTAGACAAACAACACAGAATCATTGTGTTTCAATCAATTCTTTATGGAAAGGCCTATGGAAAACCATGACCATAGCATTCGCAGCAATTGACGTTGAGACAACACTCAACGGTAACGAAGACATAGGACTAGCTCATCCTATGCACCTTGACAACGAAGTCGTAGCGTATGGACTATGCGAAGATTTGTTGCCATTAGCAACATACGACAGAGATGAGTTTGCAGAAAACTTGTACATGTTAGACGACAACGTTACATTGTGTGGTCACAACATTTCTTTTGATTTAATGTATTTATACAAAAGTGATGGAGAAGAAATACACGATCTTAAAACCATATTACAAAGTCACAAGATTTGGGATACACAACTGGCAGAGTACATCCTGTCGGGACAACGTACTAAGTTCTCAAGCTTAGACGAGCTGTCAATCAAGTATGGTTTGCCTGTCAAAGATGATGGCATCAAGAAATACTTTCAGGCAGGTCTAGGCTCTGACAAAATTCCTCCTGAAGAACTAACACCTTATCTAGAACAAGATGTTATTAATACCAAAGCTATTGCTCATTTGCAATACGACCGTGCTGTAGAAGCAGGGCAGCTCACACTAATTGAGACTCAGATGGAAGCACTACACGCAACCACAGAGATGCAATACAACGGGCTGCACATAGACAAAACAAGGTTAGACAACTACACAGTAGAAGTCGTAGACAAGTTTGTAGAAGTCAAGCTTGACCTAGAAGCATTGGCAGTAGGTCATGTAGAAGACATCAACAGTCCTAAGCAGTGGTCACAGTTTTTCTTTGGTGGCAAGAAGAAAGTCAAAGTCAAAGAAGAGGTTGGTGTCTACAAAAACGGCAACACTAAATACAAGCTTGTAGAAAAGACAGTGGTTATCAAACCATTCATCAACTACGTACCAGACCCAGAGAAAGTATCTGCAAAGACAGGTCAGATCTCAGTAGACGACACAGTGCTAAACGATATGTTGAAGCATACGTTTGATGCTAAAGCTATTGCAATCATCAATAGTTTGTTGAAATACAGAGAACTAGCAAAACAACTCTCAACGTATGTTCAGGGTCTAAGCAAACACATCATCGGAGACTTTATACACGGCAAACTTAACCACACAGCAACAGTCACAGGTCGTTTATCGTCAACCAATCCTAATTTACAAAATATTAGTAATAACCCGATTAAACAAATCTTTAATTCTAGATATACTAATGGCGTTATTGTCGAGATTGACTTTAATCAGTTGGAGGTTGTAGCTCTTGCTCATGTTACTAGGGACAAACAGTTGATAGATGACATTAGCAGCGGCATAGACATTCACAGTGCTTTGTACAAAGATATGTTTGGCAGGATGCCAACCAAAGAAGAGAGGAAACCATTCAAGTCTCGTACATTTCAATTGATCTACGGTGCTGGTGCTAAGGCTATTGCCAAACAAGCAGGTTGCACTCTAGAAGAAGCTACAAAGTTTGTAGATGTGTTCTATGGTCGTTACAAGTCAGTAGCTAAGTGGCATACAGATTTTGCAAAAATGATTGAAGCTGGAGCAACAAACGATGTGAATGAAGAAGGGTTCAGAGAAAAATTCAGAACCTACGTTCATCAGACTGAGACAGGCAGGAAGTATTGTTTCTCAGAGTATTACAACGAGAGTAGTTGGTCAACAAGGATGTACACATTCAGTCCTACAGAGTTGAAAAACTATCCAGTGCAAGGTTTAGCTACTGGAGATATTGTTCCAATGATGTTGGGCATTATCTTTAGACAGCTAATGGGTAGAGATGATGTGAAGATGGTTAACACTGTTCACGATTCTCTAATGTTCGATGTCAAGTCTGATTCAGCAGACGCTTTTATTACGGAGATAACAACAATTCTGCAATGTACCCACATGTACTTTGAAGAAACATTCAAGAAACCATTGGCTCTAAAGCTCAATGCAGGAGCATCAATTGGTAAAAATTGGTTTGATATGAAAGAACTTTGAAATGACAATGCAAACAGGTATCGTAGAAGCAGTTTCTACAAAAGACGTAAGCACTAAGTTTGGTACAAAGCCAACCTTCTCAATGAAGGTCAATGGCACTTGGATTAAATGCGGCTTTAAGAACCCCAACGTTGCAGTTGGTTATGAGGTTGAGTTTGATGGTGTAAGCGGTACTTACGGAGTGGAGACTAAAAGCGTCAACATCCTCCGCAAAGCAGACGCAGCACCTACCCCGTCAGGGGCAACAACAGCAACCGCTGTAGCGGCTCCCAAAGCCGCCTACAGTGGCTACAAAGAGAAGGTATTCCCAATTCCTGCTCTACATGGTGACAGGGCTATTGTTCGTCAGAACGCTTTAGCTCGTGCAACAGACCTCTACATTGCAGCTCGTGGTGGTAAACCCTTTGAGTTGGAAGCAAGTACCTTGGATCTTGTTATTAATCTTGCTCGTAAGTTTGAAGCTTACACAGCAGGTGATATTGACATGATGGAAGCTATGGAAGAAACACAAGCAATATCAGAGTAAACCTTTGTGGGAGCTGTAAAAAGCTCTCACTTTTTTGAGAAAGAAACAAATGGAAAACAAACGTAAAGCAGGACGACCTAAAAATTCTGTAGCTGCAACAACAAAAACATTTAAAGCTGTGGGCCTAGAAAAAGAAGTTTACGAAAAGTTGGATGTTATTAGGAACAGGTACGCAGTTGAGTTAGGTTTTGTGATGTCTTTCTCACAAACAGTTGCATACCTTACCAGGGATGTTCCATGAACAATGTATTAATTCCAAAAGATGTTTTACAAAAAGTTATTCAATACCTTTGGATTGACGAACAAGATGATTATGAAGAATGTGTATTTAATGATTGGTCTAAAGAAGATTTAGAAGAACACATTTTTTGTCTTATAAAACAACTGCAAGATTGTATAGATGATCAAACATAAAGGAGTTGTATGAGAGCTTTAGTTGACGGAGACATTGTTGTGTACCGTGGAGCTGCGTCAGCAGAGAAAGAAGAACAATGGGTAGCCCTAGCAAGGGCTGACCAGATGATTCAGGACATTCTTGCAGACACAGGTGCTACGTCATACAACGTGTACCTTACTGGCAGCGGTAACTTCCGTAGGGAAATTGCTCCTAGCTACAAAGCTAATCGTCCTGATGAAAGACCTGCACATTGGCAAGCTGTACGTGAGTTCCTAGTAACACACCACAAAGCACAAATATGTGATGGGTTTGAAGCAGACGATGAAATGGGTGTGCAGCAAGACAAAGAGACAATGACAACAGTAATTTGTTCAATAGACAAAGACCTATTGCAGATCCCAGGTAGACACTACAACTTTGTAAAGAAGTTGCACAGTGTTGTAGACAAAGATCAAGGTCTAAAACACTTGTATTTACAGTGTCTCATAGGTGACAGGAGCGACAACATTATTGGTGTAGCTGGCATTGGACCAGTAAAGGCAGAGCAAGCTTTAGCTGAGCTGTTGCCTGAAGAGTGGTATGACAAATGCCGTGAACTCTATAACGATGATGAACGTTTCCATCTCAACATGAAGCTGTTGTACATCTGGCAGAAACCTAACGATATGTGGGAACCTCCCAACAAGGACAACAATGATCAACAGATCCATATTGCCTAGACTCCCTCAACGCTTTGCACATTGGTTGTGTGCAGGTGAAGATCCATTTACCCTAAACAGTGAGCAGCTACTTTGGTTTGCTGCATTTGTAAAACAAGCAGAGGAAACAGAATGAAGAACCCAGACACTTTTATTGACAACGCAAAACAAGCGTCAGAAGTTATGTACAGAGAAAATAAAGCAGAAGACCGCTTAGCTTTTAGGATAGGTATGTTAGAGGCATACATCAAAGGACTCTGTGACATTGTTAACGAGTACGAACAAGAAATTGATAAAGCAGCACAGAGGTTCATTGGTTAATGCCTAGACCTAAACGACACAACCCTGCGGGGTATCGCAGTGGCTTAGAGACTAGGTTTCAAGCTGCTTGCGAAGCAAAAGGGTGGAAGCTTGGTTACGAACAGGACAAGATCAAGTACGTAATACCAGCAAGCAACCACACCTACACACCAGATTTTACTGTTACTAAGAACGTTTACATAGAAACCAAAGGTCTATGGACAGGAGCTGACAGAAAGAAGTCTGCACTTATTAAACAGCAGCATCCAGACATCACCATTCTTTACGTGTTGCAACGCAACCAAGGCATAACCAAGAAGAGTAAGACCACTTACCTAGATTGGGCAGCTAAGAATGGATTGGATGCTTGTGTGTTTTCTAACACAGAACATTGGCAAAACTTTATTATGAGGCACTTATGAAAATATCCCAAGAAGCAAACGAACGCAATCTCAAACATATTAACGCTATGCAAGAACGTTGGAAAGAAATTGCAGCAGCACTAGCTAAACCAGCACCTGCACCTACTAACCACAGCAGCGGTACATACAGAACTGGAGATGGAGAAACAACTCAACCAGTACGCCCTGGTAGCCAAGACCATAAAAAGTGGCCCTCAAAAGGGTTGTTATCAGACGTTCCTAATAACAAGGAAATATAAATGCCAAGACCAAAAAGTGAGTTGACAGGCGACAGCAAACACATAGGTGCTCGGTTAACTAAGTCACATTTTGAAGAATGGAAACAACTTGGTGGAGCACAATGGTTACGTAAAACGCTTGCACAAAGCATCAAAGACAGGGTAAAAACTAATACAAAAGATTAGATTTTGATTTGTCATAGATTTGGGTTAGAGTTTGTTTGCGGGATGTTCCGCATCTAATTTTGGAGTACATCATGTATAAAGTAATTATTGACCTTGGCGATTGGTCTTGGGACGAAGATCAAACTGTGACTATCGAAACAAGTGATTTTGACAAAGCACTTATCATTCAAGAATTCATCGAGTTCCAAAAAGATCACGGTTGGGCTGCTGATTACGAAGCAGTTGAATACGATGAAGAAGAAGTCGAAGAAGAAGAAATAGAAGACGAAGTAGAAGATGAATTAGCTGACTACGTTGTAGGCGACATCGTTGAAGATGACGATGGTCTTGTATGGGAATTGGTGGGCTGATATACTACCCATGCAGTTGCCTGTAGGGAGTCTTCGGACTCCCTTTTTTTATTCGCTATTTGCGAATAGCAAACAAGTCTAAATTAGACATTATGTATCTTGCCTCTAAACTCAATCAGACCATCTGCCCATGTATGAACCAATTCAGGCCACAATAAATTACCGTCATGGAATGTCAGGATAGCAAATCCTGATCGCCAGTTGGTTGGTGATAGTTCTAAGTAATTCTCAAACTGTGGGCCTGTAGGTTCAGCTAAAGTGCCTGTGTCTACCCCATATCTTGTACCACGATAATCATCAAAGGGGGTTACCTTGAGACTGTGTAGATGCCCAGTACAAATATTTACCCCGCTATTCACAGTATTGTTGTGGGTAGCGTGTACGCCGCCTTTCCAGCGGTGTTTAACAATAGTATTCTCCGTAGGCCAGCAAGCCCAACATGGATGCCATGCAGGAAAATGATCCTTAAGACTAAACCCTTTGACAAACTCATACTGAGGAGCGTTAGCAGCTAAACGATTCTCAAACCTAGCATCGTGATTACCCAGGGTCCAAATTAACTGAGCATTGTGTCTAACGTTCTTAGTAACATTTTCTATCTCACCCATCGCTATTTCACAAGCTTTAAGCTCTTGAATCACAGATGGTGTGGAATCCCAACCAATTCTTGGATAGCGAGAAATACTAGCGCCATCAAAAATATCCCCATTGGCAATAACTGCATTGGGTCTAAACTCTTTAATAGCCCATAAAAGTCCTTTAAATGCCGTAGTATGTATGCCAGGCCAAAAATGAGCATCACTAAAAACAATAACAGTGCCATTTAATATTCCTAAATCTTTACGGGCTGCGCTAGGTTTTGTAGAAACACCTGGTTTAGGTGTACGAGCTTCTAATGCTTGCCCGTATTTAATTTCTAAACTGCGTCTGCGTTTAAGCACTGACCGCACATTCATATTGCCAGCTTTTGCTACCTCAGCAGCATAACCATTATTGTTTTTCCAAAGTTCAATAAACTCTTGGTCAGTTAACTTCATATATGCGCCTTTAAAGTTTACGTATTAACACATATATATGTGACAATTTAATTTAAGAATACGCTCTAGTGCCTTGTTTATCAATGATTATTGCCATTTTACGTGGATTAGCATCTACACTGTTAGGAATAG